CCTGAAGTTTGACCCTGATGCGCCAGTATTCACGGCTTGGGACTTGGGTTATCGGGACGATACGGCAATCTGGTGGTATCAGATTGTGCGCGGCGAGATTCACGTAATGGACTATTACGCAGTCTCAGGGGCCAGCATTAACGACATTGCTGACGTTGTGAACATGAAGGGTTATCGGTACACCAAGCATTACCTACCCCATGATGCTAGAGCTAAAACGCTGGCAAGCGGTGGAAAGTCCATTGTTGAGCAGTTGGCTACGCACTTGGGTGGCATGGGAAAGTTGGCCATCGTGCCCGAAATTGGGATTCAGGATGGAATTCAGGCGGTGCGGATGATTCTGCCCAAGTGTTACTTTGACCCGATCTGTGATGAAGGGCTAGAGGCACTCAGGCAGTATCAAAGGGAATATGATGAGGACAAGAAAACATTTAGGCAAAATCCAAGGCATGACTGGTGTTCACACCCTGCGGATGCGTTTAGAATGTTAGCCGTGGCCTACCGTCAAGATAAAAGAGACGAGCCGCAGCCCAAAGGAAAAACCCTGCAAACGATCACTTTGGATGAATTGTGGAACTTTGAAACGACACACAAAGAGGAACGGATATGAGCCAACCAGTAGCAGAATGCGGTGGATACAAAAACATCACAGCAACAGGGGCGGTCAGCAACGGCCAATGTCAACTAATCGGTTTCTACGTTAACAACACAAGTTCAGGCACTTTGGTGCTTCGCAACGGTGGCGCAAGCGGTGATGTTATGTCCGGCACGATCACTCCAGCAATTGGATTCCATCGGTTTCCGGCTAACGTGGGCGTCAGTCTTTATGCGACTATCGGCGGAACTTTAGATGTGACTTTCTTCTTTGCGGCTTAATATGGCATTCGACAGCTCCTACGCAGACCAAGAGGCTTATGAGGACGATCAAGGCCCGTATTGGCATGACCAGCTAGAACAAGCCCAAAAAGTTTTTGACAAGTGGGAGAAGCGCGGCAAGAAAGTCGTGCGGCGTTATCGTGACGAGCGTGACGCTATTGAAATGCCAAGGATGAAGTTCAACATCCTTTGGTCAAACATTTCTGTTCTATTTCCTGCACTTTACGGACGGATGGCAAAGCCTGAAGTCTCGCGTAGGTACATGGATCAAGACCCTGTTGGCCGTTTGGCCAGCACAATGCTCGAGCGCGTGGTTGAGTATGAAGTCACCCAATTCAACGACTTTGACTCAGCAATGCGTGGCGTGGTTGAAGATCGACTCTTACCTGGTCGCGGTACAGCATGGGTCAGATATGAGCCTGTTATCGTAGGTATTGAGCAACAAGAAACGGGTATGCCCACGGGCATTGAGGCCGATGAAGGCGCAGAAATCACCAATACTGAGGAAATTGAGCGCGTTGACTCAGCCCACAGTCCTGTTGATTACGTCTATTGGACGGACTTTCTGCATTCACCAGCACGAACATGGGATGAAGTTTGGTGGGTGAGTCGTTGGGTCTACATGACCAAGGACGAGGGCATTGAGCGTTTTGGTGATGTGTTTAAAAACGTCCCTTTGACTGACCAGAACGACGATATTGACGCCAAAAACCCAATGACAGCCAAGGCGACCTACGGCAAAAAAGCCAAAGTTGCTGAAATCTGGAACAAACGCACTAAAAAGGTCTGTTGGGTTGCCAAGGGTTATCCCCAAGCATTAGATGAGCGTGATGACCCGCTAGAACTTGAGGAATTCTTCCCTTGTCCTAAGCCTTTGTTGGCCACAACGACCAACGGGTCAATGATTCCAATCCCTGATTACTGCGAATATGAAGACCAAGCGCAAGAACTAGACAACCTGACACAGCGCATTTACCTGTTGGTCAAGGCTTGTAAGGCAGTCGGCGTGTTTAACGCTGAATTTAAGGAATTGGGGCGTTTGTTTACAGAGGGCGTGGACAACAAGCTATTCCCTGTGACTGCATGGGCAGCAATGAGCGAAAAAGGCGGTCTAAAAGGCGCTATTGATATGCTGGACACCAGCGCAATCATTCGCACTTTGCAACAGCTCTATCAATCACGCGAAGTCGTTAAGCAGTCAATTTACGAAATCTGCGGCATTTCTGACATTCTCAGGGGTGCAACTAACGCAAGCGAGACTTTAGGCGCCCAACAGCTTAAAGCTAACTTTGGCAGTCTGCGATTGAGAGCAACTCAGGGCGATGTGGCTCGATTTGCAACTGACTTATTCAGAATCAAAGCCCAAATTGTCTGTAAGTTCTACCCACCTGAACTGATCGTGGAAATGTCGGGGGTGATGAACACTCCTGAAGGCCAGAATCCTCAGTTGTTGCAAGCTGCGGTGCAGATGCTGTCAAACAGCACGATTCGGGACTTTCACATTCAGGTTGAAGCCGATACCTTAGCGCAGATTGACGAACAGGCTGACAAACAAAACGCAACTGAAGCGGTCAAGATTATTGGCGACTTTTTAGCTTCTAGCTTGCCGATGGTTCACCAGGCTCCTGAAATGCTGCCGATGATGAGCGAAATGCTTTTATTCTTAGTCAGACGTTACCGCGCAGGCCGAAGCCTAGAAACTGCTATTGAACAGGCTATGAAGGCTCTACAGGCTAAGGCACAACAGGCCCAAGCGCAACCGCAACAGAATCCTGAGATCATGAAACTCCAAGCCGAGCAGCAAGCCGAGCAGATGCGGATGCAAGCCCAAGCGCAAAGTGAGCAGATGAAGATGCAGGCCGAGGGGCAACTTGCCCAAGCTAAAGCACAACTTGAAATGCAAATGCAGCAAGCCAAAGTGCAAGCAGACCTCCAGCTTGAGCAGATGAAAGAGCAGTTTGCCCAACAGCTTTCAAATAACGAGCTTCAGGTCAAGGCAAGAGAAATGCAAGGCCGCGAAGAATATGAACGCTGGAAAGCCGAGCTGGATGCGGCAACTAAGGTTTTGGTGGCCAGAATCGGGGCCAATCCTGGTGTTGACTTGCAAATGCTGGAAGCAGAACAAGCGGCGTCCGAGAAAATCACCCAAGAACTTGGTATGGGTGTACAGAATGCGGTCATGCAAATGGCGCAGATTGCTGACAACATGGCCAACTTACATGGGCAGACCATGCAGGGCATTGGAGAGGCTGTTAAGAAGCTCGGAGCGCCCAAGAAAGTGGTGCGCGGCGCTGATGGTCTAGTGATTGGCGTGGAGACATTATGAGCTTAATGCTTGATGATCGGGTACGTGAGACAACCCAAACCACGGGAACAGGCACGATCACGCTAGATGGGGCGGTGCAGGGTTTTCAGTCTTTTGCGGTCATTGGCAACAACAACACAACCTATTACGCAATTAATAGAGGGTCTGAATGGGAAGTTGGGCTAGGCACGTATTACGGCGGTACATTGAGCAGGGACACAATTTATGCGTCCTCAAACAGCGGTAATAAGGTTAACTTCAGCGCAGGCGCAAAAGATGTGTTTGTCACCTATCCTGCTGAAAAATCAGTCAATAAAGACGCCAACAATCGGGTATTGATTCCATACACAAGTGGTACAACCAATGTTGGTTCGCTGAATGTAGGCGATGCAACAGCACACACAGATTCGGGCGTGATTGCTGGATTTACGGCAAGTGAGCCGTTATATCTTTATACAAGCCTGCAAAACACCAGCGCAAGCAATACCAGTTATGCAAGCTATGCTGTCAATGATGGCGGGCATACCGCATATGGTGAATTAGGAATAAATAACTCTAATTACAGTTATTCTGCGGCAGGGTATCCCAATAACGGGTTTTCTACGCCATTGGCAACCTTTGTAGAGTCATATGGTGGCCCATTAGTTTTGGGGTCATGGGATAGTCAAAAGATCAGTTTTATTGTTAACGGCGCTGTTAATACCGCAGACGCAATGACTGTTGAAACCACAGGCGCGGTAACCATTCCATCAGCGGCAATTACAGGCGGCACGATCAACGGCGCTACAGTAGGTGCTACAACTCCTGCTGCTGGTACGTTTACCACGCTGATCGGTGGCGGCGGTTCAGCTAACTACGAACAAATCACAGGCGGCGCAACAGGTAAAGCTGTCCAGTTTCAGTCTCTTGGTAGCGATGCTGCTGTTTCCCTTGCTATTCAATCTAAAGGCACAACAGGCGCTATTGATTTATCTACCCAAGGTGGCGTAAACATCTCTAACGGTGGTACTGTTACTGCGCTGACAACAACTAATGCAGGAGGCGGAACATATACTTCTGCACCGTCGGCAAGCATTTCGGCCCCGACAACAGCAGGTGGCGTTCAAGCAACAGCACAAGTTTATGTGCAATCTACTGGCGCTTACACGATTGTTAACGGCGGTTCAGGATATACGACTGGTGACACAATTACATTTTCTGGCGGTACTGGTGCTTCTTCAGCCGCAGCCACAGTTACTGCAACTGCTGGTGCAATTACAGCATTGGCTTTTACTACTGGTGGGGCATATACAGTTGTGCCAACAAACCCTGTATCTGTAACTGGCGGGACTGGAACAGGCGCAACATTTAATTTAACCTTTTATTTACTTCGTACATCTGCGCCTACTTGGAACATCACAAACGCAGGTTCAGGCTACGTAGAACAACCCACAGTCACTTTCTCAGGCGGTGGCGGCTCTGGTGCTGCTGCTTATGCTACGGTGGGGTCTGGAACGGTTATTCGTTCTATTGGTACGCCACTTTCATTTTATGTCCCCAGTGGCGAAGCATTTAGAATTTCGGATAACGGAGTTTCTAATCCTGCTTTTATAAACACATTCGGTAGCGCATCTTCTACTGTAATGTATGCGGCAAGTACTGGTGCAACGGTAACAATGGCTTATGCCTCTAAAGGTGCGGCTCCAATTAACTTTGCAACAAATGGAACAACCGCAAACCAACAATTTTCTGTATCCCACACAGCATCTGCTGTTAACTACGTACAAATAACGGGCGGTGCTTCCGGTTCTCCGGGTGTTGTTACGTTGTCTGCACAAGGCTCTAGCACAGACGTTGACATTGCAATCACACCCAGAGGTGCAGGTGTAATCAAGTTTGGTACATACACTGTCAGCGCGTTGTTAGCAGTTGCAGGCTACATCACAATCAAAGATTCTGGCGGTACAACCCGTCGCTTACTCGTAGGATAAACATGGCACTCATCAAATCAATCATGACCGACTACGGCGTCCCCGCAAATTACTGGAACATCGGGGCTGTTCAAGAAGACTTCAAAGGCAAGGGCACTGAAGTTACGTTTTACGGCTACGCATCCAAAGAAGCCCGTGAAGCTGGTAAACAGCCATTAAGCGCAGGCAAGGTGCAGATCGCTGGTGAAGAATATGTTGCAGGCGCAGACCGCGCGGCCTTATACTCAATCATCAAGCAAAAGCCTGAATTTGAAGGCGCAGAGGACGCGTAATGTTTGGATACGGGGCATTTGCTGAATTACCGTTTGCGACAATATCAAGCGTAGTTAGCCCTGTAATCACCGAAATCCCATTAGGCGGGCATTTTGGTTTTGATGAACGAGACAAGCGGTGGGAAAATGAAAAAGAGCTGGAAGCACAACGCAAAAAAACGCTTCATGCTGCTATATTTGGCCTGCCGCCAGAAGTTAGAGAAGAAATTAGTTCTGCGCCTGAGCAAACAATAGAGATTGCAGCCAGAAACACAATTGATTATGATTCGCTAATGCAGCGGGTTAAGGAACTTGACAAGCGAATACGCTTTGAAAGGGATGAGCAAGACATTTCAATGATATTGGAGTTACTTTGAGACAGACTTGGGTTTATCCAGCGGACGGGTCACCACCTTACGAGAAGCACCTTGGCCCACCTGACGAGCGTTACTCAGTAATGGGTGACATTGCTCCTTTTATGTCTCCAGACGGGGTAATGATTGAGGGTCGCGCTCAATGGCGAGAACATCTAAAACGGACTGATTCTATTGAAATGGGGCATTCGGATGTTAAATATGCTCAAGAGCAATGGAACAAAAAGAAGTCAGCTCACATTGAACGATTGCGTGGTCAAGTTGCGGTTACTCAAGAGTTTGACCGACCTGGTGCGCCTATCAATCCAATGAAAATGAGTGGGCTAAACGTGGAAATGGCTAATCGGTTGCATAATCGGCCTATGCCTGAGCGCAAAGAAATGATTAAAATGACTTTAGACCAAATGAAAAGGATGAGATAAATGGAAAACGAAGTTGTCGCACCCGACACGATTGACCCAACTCCACCCGAACCAGAAATTAAAGTTGAGCCAACCGAAGTTAAGGTTGAGCCAAAAGCAGAGCCACAAAGTCGTTCTGACGTTATTCGTGAAGCGTTGAAAAAAGACGCAAAAGAGCCTAAAGAGCCAAAAGCAGAGCGAGCTGCTAAATTCCCAACACCAGACAGCAAGCAAGAAAAGCCTGTTGTCCACGTTCCTGAAATGCCAAAATCTCTTAAGGTAGAGATGAAAGCACATTGGGAAAAAGCACCTCCAGAGCTGCGCCAAGCTATCGCCCAACGCGAGGCAGACTTTGAACGTGGTATTAATACGTATAAAAGCCGTGATGCTGAAGCCAAGGCGATAACAGAGCTTTTCCAGCCTTATGAATGGATGTTGCGAAACGAAAACGCAACGCCAGCAACGGCAATTGCGCCACTTCTTCAGACTGCGGCATTGTTGCGGACGGGTACACCACAGCAAAAGTCTCAGGCTGTGGCGCAGATGATCTCGCAATTCCAAATTCCGCTAGATCAGGTCGCTGCACATTTTGGCGGTCAACCACCCGTCCAAGATAATCATTACAATCAATTAGCGCAACAAGTTCAACAACTGACTCAGCACATCACGCAGAGCCAGTATGAAGCGCAAAAACAGAATGAAAGCCGAGCACTCTCGGTAATCCAGCAGTTTGCGGCTGACCCCGCAAATGCGCATTTCGAGGCAGTCCAAGACAGAATGTTGTCGCTTCTCCAAGCACCGCACGTTCTGGGGGACACGGGAAATATGTCTGAGCGCGAGAAATTGCAATTAGCATACGACACGGCCATTCGGTTAGACCCAAATCTTTCGCAACAGATATTTGCTCAACAGCAACAGTCATTGCAAGCCCAAAGTCAAGCCCAGAGAGCAAAAGCGGCAGCAGTTCAAGTCAAAGGGTCACCAGGCTCGGTCATGAACGCTGCATTAAACCAAACTGATCGCAGGGCAATCATTGCAAATGCGTTACGCTCTGCGAACTACTAAGGAGAATTCTTATGGCATACGCCAATAGTAATTACTCAGACGTTTTGGCCACTACCATTGAGTCGCGTTCCGGCATCGTTGCTGATAACGTGACTAAAAACAATGCGTTGCTGACTCGCCTGCGTGAGAAAGGCCGTTACAAGCCATTCACAGGTGGTTCGACTATCTTGCAAGAGTTGTCGTTCCAAGCAAACTCTACCGCCATGTACTATTCGGGCGCTGAAGTTCTGAACATTTCCCCTGCGGATGTGATCAGCGCGGCTCAGTTCCCAATCAAACAAGCTGCGGTGGCTGTCACCATTAACGGTCTTGAGATGTTGCAAAACAGCGGCGAAGAACAGATCATTGATTTGTTTGACGCACGTTTGGACGTTGCAGAGGCTTCTATTGAAAACTTGATCTCTACGGGTATTTACTCGGACGGAACTGGTAACAATGGCAAGCAGATCACAGGTTTGCAAGCGATGGTTGTTGCTTCCCCATCTACGGGTGTGGTCGGCGGCATTGATCGTGCATCTTGGTCTTTCTGGCAAAACCAGACTTTCGACTTCTCTAGCGACCTCGGCGTGAGCGCAAGCGCATCTAACATCCAAACTGGTTTTAACCGTTTGTATGCTAAGACTAGCCGTGGTTCTGATGTGGTTGATTTGATCTTGTTGGACAACAACCTCTGGTCGTTCTTCATGTCCTCATTGCAGAACATCCAGCGTTTCCCTGGCTCAAGCAAAATGGCCGAACTCGGCTTTGTTGCTTCCAAGTACATGAACGCAGACGTTGTGCTGGACGGTGGTATTGGTGGCAACATCCCTGCTTCTACAGGTTACTTCCTTAACACGAAGTACATCTTTTTCCGACCACACGCTAACCGCAACTTCGTCCCAATCGGCGATGAGCGCATGAGTACCAACCAAGACGCAATTGTGCGCTTGATTGGGTGGGCCGGTAATATGACTGCTTCTGGACTCCAGTTCCAGGGCATTATGACGGAGTAATAATCATGGCTGATTACATCACCGATGGCAAAATCGGCATTGACTTGACCGCAACCTATGCGTCAACCTCTGCTGGTTCTACGACCTTGTTTCCCGTTACCCCTGGTACACGAGTGAACACAAGCAATAACGGCGTGTACATTTTTGCTCGCGCTGAGTCCGATATTGCAGCCTATGACGCTGTGATCATGTCCACCTACGGCGATTCAGCGAGTACTACTCCTGTTTTGCGTGCTGTACCTGTCACAACGACTAACGCTGCCGCATTGGGCTGGAACATGGTTGGCTTTGCACAAACCGCAATTACTTCTAGCTACTACGGCTGGATTGCATTGAACGGCGTGGTTAAGGTCAACTTGTTGATTGCTTGCCAACCTAAAGTGCCTTTGTACACAACCGCTACGGCTGGTAAATTGGACGACACAACCGTGTCTGCTGGTTTCATCCAAGGCATTGTGGCAAACACTTCTGCAACCTCTGCATCTGCTCCTTACTGTGTTGTTAACAACGCAGGTCTGATGATGGTTGGTGCTGGCTAACGCCTAATCCCTCCTCCTAAAAGCGGGAGGGGTTTTTCTAATGACATTTGTACCTTTAAAAATCGTTGGCAGATGTGTTGCCGATGACGAAACTTTGTTTCAAAACATGGAAGCTGCGGTAGCGCGTGGTTATCCTCAAATATTGAAACAAGAGCCAATTAAAGATGGCATGATCATGCTGGTCGCAAGTGGGCCAAGCGTGGCAGGACAAATAGATGTTATTAGAAAGATGGCTAAAACGTCAAAAATTGTGGCAATTAAAGACGCCCATGATTGGCTTATCTCACAAGGCGTTATTCCTGACTACGCCCTAGCAATAGACCCACAAGAACACCGAATTTCATTCCATAAGCCCCACAAGGCTGTGGAATACATGATTGCATCCCAATGCCACAAGGCCATGTTTGACAACCTTGAAGGACACAACGTCACTATCTGGCATCCGTATGTGATGAAAGGTCAGGACAGACCTAAAAACACAATGCTGATAGGCGGTGGGACTACTTCAGGGTTAAGAGCAATTTCCTTGTTTTACGTCCTTGGATATCGACAGTTTGCTTTGTTTGGATTTGATTCCTGCAATGACGGCGACAAACTCAGGGTGAACGGGTCAGGTCTAAAGCCTAGTGACCAGTTAACAGAAATCAGGATTGAGCAAAACGGCGAGACTTTCTATTGCAATGCGTCTATGGCTTTGCAAGCTGAACATTTTCAAACTTATTACGACTACCTGCCAGATGCACAGTTCTATGGGTTTGGGCATGGTTTGATTCAGGCAATCATTAAGAAACGTGAACAGAATGCCGTGGAGCTTCAAGCTGTTATTGACAACATGAAGCAACCTAATGACAGGGTTTCGTTTATTCATTGGGGCGACAAAACCTCAGCAAGCTGGCGCTATCGAGCCAAGATCGTCAGCGAAGGATGGGCAAGTCTTAACGATTTGACTGCGGACACGCTTATTTTTGCTAAGCCTCAAGCCAATGAATTGATGGATATGGCCAAAGCTAAAGCCCGTGGTGCATGGGTTATTGTGGATTTTTGTGATGATCACTTTGATTGGGTGCATTACAAAGAAGCCTTACGCCTAGCTGATGCGGTGAGCTGCAACACCGAAGTCATGGCCAAAATCATCAAGGAACATGGGCGGGACGCGACTGTGATTGGTGACCCTTATGAATACCCAGAAGAAAAACCGCATTGCAATGGGCTGAATCTGTTGTGGTATGGACACGCAGTAAATAAGCACAGTTTGGAGAGAATATTGCCTGATTTGGAGGGATATAACCTGCGGGTGGTGTCTAACTTTGGTGGCGCTATTCCTTGGTCGCATGAGACTATGTTGGAAGAATTTGCGAAAGCAGATATTGTCTTGATGCCTGCAACGGCAGAGTACAAAAGCCCAAACAGGGCAGTCGAGGCGATTCGTCAGGGATGCTTTGTGGTCAGCGAAAGAGACTTAGGCATTCCAGAAATTTACGTTGGCAACATCAAAGAAGGCATTGAATGGACACAGACACAGAACGTCAACCAGCGCATATCCACGGCGCAGAAATTCGTGACGGAAGAATTCTCGCCAAAAATACTGATCGACAAGTGGAAGACACTTACGAAACAGCGTACAACCTTGGATGCGGAAAAAAGAAATGGGACGGTTGGATAAATGTTGATTTGCATTCCGACATTTCTGACCTAAAGTGTGACCTGAGAAAGCTAGAAATAGCATCTGACAGCGCCGATGCGGTAGCTGCAATTCACGTTTTAGAGCATTTCTACGAATGGGAAGTGGCCGATGTACTTACCGAGTGGAAACGAGTCTTAAAGCCTGGCGGCAAAATGATCTTAGAACTTCCCTGTATGGACAAGGTTTTTGCGTATGTGACTAACTGCGTACAAACCAAAGAGCCACTACAGCCTTTTATGACTCTTATGGCGCTTTATGGCGACCCCAAATATAAAAGCGAAGCCATGTGCCACAGATGGGGTTGGTTTCAGCGTCCTTTGCACGACATGCTAGTTTCCGTGGGCATGACAGAGATCAAATTCTGTGAGCCTAACTACCACTTTCCATTTCGAGACATGAGGGTTGAGTGCTTAAAGGCGTCCTAACTAATAAACAACGGCATGAACAGATGGAGCAATCCATTCACCTGCCGTTACTCAAGAAAAAACCCAAATTTAACGACCGATGGGTGTCGATTGTTTGTTACGGGCCAAGCCTAGCAGACACTTGGAAACACATCAAACGGCCAATAGTGACTGTTTCGGGAGCGCACGATTTTCTGGTAAGCAAGGGAATCAATCCTGATTGGCACGTTGACTGTGACCCAAGAGAACACAAGGCAAGGATGCTTAAAAAGCCCCAGAAGGCCACAAAGTATCTTTTGGCATCTGTGTGTCACCCCAGTTATTTTGAGGCTTTAAAGCGGCACAACGTGGCTATATGGCATCTTGTAAACGGGAATGATCTAGAAACTGTGGCGTGGGTTGCTGAAAATCACCCTGAAGGCATGGAAAGCCTGATTGGTGGCGGTTCGTCTGTGGGAATGCGGGCAATGAATGTCTGTGCTGCCTTGGGTTATCGGAAATTCAACATATATGGGATGGATAACTCATTTACGGAACAACGACACGCGGGGGAACACTTGGGAAAAGAGCAAGAAAAGATGATGGTGCAAGCTGGAGAGCGAATCTTTCAGACTACCAAGCAAATGGTTCAAGCGGCGATTGAGATGGAAAAGTTCTTGGAAACTCAAGACGCTGAGGTTATATTTCACGGTGATGGACTAATGCAGGAAACTGCCAAAATTCTTAAACAAAGGGCTTAATATGCAAAATGATGCAAACTGGACAAATGAGAGCTTTATGGAAGACAACCGAGGCAAGATGGCGGTGTTTTTTCATACAGTTCAACGTCAAAACAACTTTAAAACAATTGCTGAAAAACGGCCAATCTTTGAAGAAAAGATTTTTCTCAAGAAGTTAGTGCCAGGCGACTCCACTTTGGTGGTTGATCGTCCCATGCGCGAGACTGATATTGATGAATACCCTGTGGAATGGGCACGTTTTCAGCAAAAGAAAGAACAACGGGTCGCAGGTACGCCAATTGATGCGTGGGCTATCCTGTCAGACACGCAAAAGGCCGAATTTAAGGCTTTGCACATCTACACGATTGACCAATTTGCCCAACTTGCCGACTCTGCTGGCAACAAAATCATGGGTTTTAATGATTTGCGCGACAAGGCCAAGGCGTTTATTGCTGCTGCCCAAGACTCGCAAATGTTCGATAAAATACGTGCAGAAACAGATGCCAAGCTCGCACAACAAGAAGAAGAAATGGCACAATTGAGAGCATTGGTCAATGAGTTATCTGCCAAAAAAGCAGGCAGACCCAAAAAAGAAATGGTGGAATAAATGTCCTACACGCTGCTGGAATTGGTGGATCAGGTATCAGGCGAACTAGGTCTAACCCAGCCAGCGGTGGTGGTAGGTTCTACCAACAATCAGACAATCCAGCTCCTTTCCCTAGCGCAACGCTTGGGCAAGGATTTGGTCAGAGACTTTGAATGGCAACGTCTGGTTCAGGCTTACATCTGGCAGACGCAAGTTGCGGTTACCACCACGGGCAACATTACCGCTGGCTCAAAGATCATCACAAACATCCCTAGTACGGCGTCACTTCAGGTCGGCAACGTCATTACAGGTACGGGCCAGACTCCCTACGCTGAGATTTTGACCATTGATTCCGCTACTCAGGTGACGCTAAACGCGCCTGTAACGACTTCTACGGCATCTGTCTCTATGACGTTTGCCAAGCAAGATTACGACTTGCCAACTGGCTATGACCGAATGATTTCGGACACAAACTGGGATAGAACAGACCATTGGCGCAACCTTGGAACTAAGTCTTCGCAAGATTGGCAGTTCTTGCAGGGCGGCATCATTTCCATTGGCCCACGCGAACGCTATCGGATTTACAACAACAAATTCCGCATTTTTCAAGCGTTAACAACTGTTTACAACTTTTCTTTTGAATACGTTTCTAACCTGTGGGTCTGTGCTTCTGGCTCAGATCAAGGGTCAAAAAAAGAATTTACGCTTGATTCTGACACCTGTATTTTTCCTGATGACCTAATGATGGCTGGCTTGAAGTTTTACTTCTTAAAAGCTAAAAAACTAGATTACGGGATTGAACTAGGTGAATTCACTAGGGCGCTGAGTTATTGCAAAGCCCAAGACGTTCCTGTGTCGGCTATGTCGTTGGCTCCTGTTGGCATGAATCAACTGGTTGGGCCTTGGTCTGTTCAAGATGGCAACTGGCCTAGCGTGTAATGCTTAAACAGTTTTCTAAATTCGGCAAGATGCGGACGCAAACATCGTCTGTGGTTACTGTGCCTGCGCCTATTGGTGGCTGGAATGCAAGGGATTCTCTTGGTGCTATGGCCATTGAAGATGCGGTAACTTTGCAAAATTGGTGGCCTGGAACTAACTCAGTCATTTTGAGAAACGGCTACACCCAATACGCTACAGGCATGACGGGCCAAGTTGAGAGTGTGATGGCTTATTCTTCGGGGACGCAAGACAAGCTGTTTGCTGCCGTTGGGACTAAGGTTTACAACATCACGGGCGGTGGTGCGGTTGGGGCTGCTGATTTGACGGGCTTGACAAACGCTCGGTGGCAAAACGTCAACTTTACCAACACGGGCGGTTCTTACCTGATGATGGTAAACGGGGCCGACAAGCTCAGAATCTATGATGGTTCGGCATGGCACAAAGACGGTGATGGCGCTGGTTACGACATTACGGGCGTTGACACGGCGGCTTGTTCAAACATTAACCTGTTTAAAAATCGTATTTGGCTGATTCAAAACCAGACCCTGAAAGCTTGGTATCTGCCAATCAACGCTATTGCAGGGGCGGCGAATTCTCTGGATATGTCTTCCCTTGTCCAGATGGGCGGCTATCTGGTTGCCGGCATGACTTGGACTTTGGATGCTGGTTACGGCATGGATGACTACTTGGCGTTTATAACGTCCAAGGGCGAGTTATTGGTTTGGAGGCTAACTGACCCCACAACCCCATCAGGAATCTCTTTAATTGGCGTTTACACAGTCGGAGCGCCTATTGGGGCAAGATGTTGGGTTAAGTTTGGTGGTGACCTTTTGATCATCACGCAGGATGGGGTTGTTCCCATGTCTGGTGCGCTTCAAAGCAGCCGATTAGACCCACGGGTGTCAATTACAAACAAAATCCAATACGCCATGAGCGCGGCAATTTCTAGTTATTCTGGAAACTTTGGATGGTGTTTGCTGTATTTCCCGAAAGAAAATCAGCTAATCCTTAACGTCCCAACACAAGAAAACCTGAATCAACAGCAATACGTGATGAACAACATCACTAAGAGCTGGTGCAACTTTACGGGTTGGCAAGCTAACTGTTGGGTTCTCTACCAAGACAATCCATTCTTTGGTGGTGACGGATTTGTTGGCCAGGCTTGGAATACAAACTCTGATGCAGGCGCAGCGATTCAATCGTTTGGTCTTCAATCGTTTCAGACTTACGGCAAAGCCAACCAAAAACAATGCGAGATGATTCGCTACCACCTGTTTACAAGTGGAACGCCAGAAATTTATGGCAACGTCAATGTGGACTACAACACGCTAGATCAAAGCGTTCCCCTTGATTTCACATTAGAAACTTACGCCATCTGGGACACTTCACTTTGGAACACGGGCATTTGGGGCGATGGGTTAGTGCCCAACGCGCAATGGCAAGGGGTCACAGAAATTGGTTATTCGTTTGCACCGCTGATTAAAAGTGCAAGCCAAGGAATACAATTGCAATGGGTCGCAAGTGATCTAGTTTTCGCTTCTGGCGGCACACTTTAGGAGAGATTTATGGCTGGATTATTTGGTGGAGTTACTGATCTTTTATTTGGCTCACCGCCTGCGGCGCCTGCGGCTCCAGACTATACAGGTGCGGCTGTTGCTCAAGGTACGGCTAACTTAGAGGCGGCTCGGGCTACTGCAAAGCTCTCTAATCCTAATATTTACTCACCCTACGGAAATCAGACAGTCACCTACGAAGGTGACGTTCCAACCATAACCCAGACGCTGACGCCTGAAGCGCAAAAGACTTTAAACGAACAACAACAAGGTCAATATGGCTTGGCTGCTTTGGGCAACCAAGGTGTGGCTAACGCTTCGCAAGTATTTAACACGCCTTTTTCTTTTGGTGGGCCAGCGGTTCAAACTTCTTTAGCTCCTGTTGGCGCTTTGCAGAATATGCCTACTGGCGACCAATATGGACAAGCAGGTAGCGTAAACCCTAATGCTTATGGCCAAGCCCAAGGCGGTGTTGCAGGGCCAAATTTAACCAATACGCTTGACACTAGCAACGTGGCCAAAATGCCAATAAACGCTGGCACAACGGCACAGCAAGCAATCATGGCTCGATTGGAGCCTCAACTGCAAAAGAATCGTGTTAGCACAGAAACTCAATTGATCAATCAAGGATTGCGTCCAGGTTCTGAAGCCTACAACAACGCTGCTCAACTGTTGGGACAACAAGAAAACGACCAACGCACCCAAGCTGTTTTGCAAGGTCTGGGTTTAGATATGAGCGCCAATGCTCAGGGTTATGGCCAAGCACTATCTACTGGTCAATTTGGCAATGCTGCTAACTTGGCTGGATTCAATGCTAATTTGGCCAACCAGCAGGCAGGAAACCAAGCTATTGCTCAAAACTTTGGTCAAGGAGTTACTGCTCAACAAATGGCAAATCAAGCAATTGGTCAAAATTATGGCCAAGGAATGTCAAGCGCCCAAGGTCAAAACGCAGTTACTGCACAACAATTTAACCAGAATCAGCAAGCGGCTCAGTTTGCAAATACTGCTCAACAGCAGGCTTTGGCTCAAGCTATTCAACAGCGTCAATTGCCTCTAAATGAGATCAATGCGTTAATGAGTGGTTCACAGATTCAGAACCCTCAGTTCCAGCAATACACGGGCGCTAACGTACAAGCTGCGCCGATTGCTAACGCTACGGCTCAACAAGGCGCATTTGCTCAAAACTTGTATAACCAAGATGTTGGGTCTTATAACCAAAACATTGCTGGTTTGTATGGTTTGGGTGGCTCTGCTGCTTATGGCTATGGCAAAAACTATAAGGACTAAAGATGCCTGATATTAATTTAAGCCCATACGCTCCAGAAACTGCGGCTATTCAGCGCAGGTTGCAAATGGCCCAATTGTTGAGTCAACAGGCCATGCAGCCTATGGAATTGCCACAACAAGCAGGCGTTAGAGCTAGTCATTACGGCGGTCTTGCCAAAATCCTCCAAGGCTACATGGCTGGTCAAGAGGAAAAAAGCGCATTGCAAGAATACAAAAACTTGGCTGAAAAGTACCAAGGCCAAAACCAAGCCGATTTGCAAAATTTCTTGGGTGCGATTCAGGGAACACCACAAAAGGAATTTGCAGGGCCAGCACCACAAGGTGCGCCACAACCAATGACGCCAGAAGGCGAAGCGGGCGGCTACATTCAACCAGGACAAGCCCCAGACCGAATCAAAGCTATGGCATTGGCACTTGGGTCGCAGAATCCTGCTTTGCAAGGCGCAGGCGGGGCAATGTTGTCTCAAATGTTTGCTCAAGACAAGATCAAAGACTTTAAGATGGAATTGGTCAACGGTGTCACGCATCGAGTGGGCCTTACGGAAACAGGTCGCAAGATTGATTTGGGGCCAGCCGAAGAAGCTATTGGCGCTGATACTGCGGCACGATTGGCTCAAGAAAAATTGCTGCAAAGTGAACGACTCAAACAAGAGCGTGAATTGTCAGATCGTGCCTTTAATAACTTGTCTGCAAACCAAAAAGCCACGCTTAACAATGAAGCTACAAGATTGGGCATCAGCGGTGCAGAGCTTTACTTCAATACTGGTATTAAAGCAGGCGGCGTCCCTAATGTTGGTCAACCTACGGGCGCACAACCAACGGCACAGCCAACAATGCCACCGATGGCAGGACAGCCGATGGCAGCCCAAACAGGTTACACACCATTGGCAGGTTTGTCTCCAAAAGCCCAACAAGAAGTTGCCAAAGCAGCGGCAATAGAACAAATCGTGCCTAAACCTTTGACTGAATCTCAAGGTAATGCAACTGCTTATGGCATGAGAATGGCCGAAGCCAACAAGATACTGACAGACTTGGAAAAGAAAGGCGTTACTAATACTGGCGCTATTCGTTCTGCTGTTGGCGGTGCTGTTGGCTTAACTCCATTTGTTGGAGAAAAGCTAGAGTCTGCTGTTAATGCAACCATGAATCCTTTGCCTAGCGTTTTAGGTGGCCCAAGCAATGAACAACAGTTAACCGATCAAGCACGTAGAAACTTTATTACGGCAGTTTTACGCAAGGAGTCTGGCGCTTCTATTAGCCCGTCTGAATTTGCTAATGAGGAGAAAAAGTATTTCCCACAAATTGGCGATACTGACCAAGCCATTGCACAAAAACAAGCAGCTAGAAATCTGGCCATTAAAGCTATGGGTATCCAAGCGGGGCCAGGTGCGCGAAACATTGGTTCACAAGGTGACCCACTAGGAATCAGACAATGACCACACTAGCAGAAGTTCGCAGTCAATATCCTCAATATAGTGATATGCCCGATGCGGCATTGGCTGATGCTTTGCATCAAAAATTCTATGCTGATATACCAAAAGACCAATTTTATAAACAAGTTGGTTTAGCTGCTAATTCTGCTCAAATGGCAAATCAGATACCTGGGCAAACAAGTTCTTCTGTTGCTCCACCACCAATGACATTGCAAGATCGCATCATGGGTGCGATTGAAACTCCTGCAATCATTGCGGGCAATGTTGGTCGGGCAATAACTACACCTATTGTCAGAATGTATGGCGAAGCATTAGGCGGCTATGGCACTCCACAAGGGCGTCAAGCGGGTGAGGAAGCCGCGCAAATGGTTGGTCGGCAGTTCTATCAGCCACGGACACAAACAGGCCCAGATATTGTTGACACCATGGCAAAAGTCTTGGGAGCTATTCCTCCAACCCCATTGACAAGCGCGGGAACGGCACTTTCTACATTGGCAGGGCCAGCGGCAAGACAGGCAACGTCTATTGTTTCCCAAGCTACGCCTACGGCACAAAAAATGGCTGCTTTACTAAGAGCGCCAGAGCCACAAATGCAAGGCATGGGCGCTGCATCTGTTGATGAGGCTTTGGCCCGTCAGGTAAGAGCTAGAGAACAAGGAATTCGTTTAACCAAAGGTGAGCAAACTGGTGATTTAGCACAATTACAGTTTGAATCAGACATTCCTAAAGAAAAGCCTGAGTTAGCTAAAGCGTTGATTCAGTTTAAAGAAGGTCAAAAAGGCGACATTCTTAAACGCTTTGAACAGCTATCAAATCAAACTGGCGCTGAGTATGCAGACCCTAGCGCCTATCGCAAAATTGGGTCGCTTGTGGACAAGAGTTTGGTTAAACAGTTTGATGACAAAAAACTAAAAGTAGACCAAGCCTACCAAGCCGCAAGAGATGCCGGAGAAACAAAGCAAGTGGTAGATACTGCACCATTGGAAAAATGGTTAACAGATAACGCGCCAGAAGGCATTTCTGTGCCTCAAATACAAACAATTGCAGCCAAGCTAGATGCGTTGAAAAAATCTACTGGTGGGCAAGTCACAATTGATGATATTGAGAATCTGTATCAAGCTGCGGGAAGTCTGTCTAAACCTGGTGAGCAATCATCCGTTTATATGGGTCGCGTCAAGGGCGTGATCAATGACATGACTGAGGGCGCTGGTGGTGATTTGTATCGTGCGGCTCGGACTCAACGCAAAGAAATGGCGAATGATTTTGAGAATACTTATAGGGTGGCAAAGTTATTAGGCACTCGCGGCGGGTATGGAGATCGAGCCGTGGCTTTAGATGATGTGTTTAGCCATGTTGTTTTGGACGGGTCTTTAGAAGAAATGAGGACTGTTACCAAACTGTTGAAAAAGGGCGGCGAACAAGGCAAACAAGCCTATGCCGAACTACAAGGGCAAACTGTTCAATATCTAAAAGACCAACTTACCAAAAACGCAAGTGGTCAACTGTCTTTTGCTAAGTTAAATAACGCCATTGAAACTCTAGATCGTGAAGATAAATTAACGTATATGTTTGGCAAACAAGGTCGAGAAACATTGGTTGAATTGCGTGATGCGGTCAAAGATGCTGTGGTAAAACCTCAAGGAACTGTGAACTATTCAAACACAGGAAACGTGGTTTTGCGAGGATTGGACAAACTGGCAAAAATGCACTTTCCACTTGCCAAAACAGCGTCAGAAATGGCAGAAACAAGCGCATTGACCAAACAAGTAAACGAAGCAGTCAACTATGATGCTTTGACCAAAGCATTGACTAAATAAAGGTAAATCATGAGTTACAACGGCTCTGGCCTCTTTCAAATCAACACTTCTGGTCAGCCAGTTGTAGCGGGTACTGTTATCACGGCATCAGCGTTTAATGCGCTAACTGCGGACTTGGCAACAGGACTGACTACAGCTATCACCAAAGACGGACAAACGGCTACAACGGCGCAGATTCCTTTTGCACAGGGTCTGCGGTCTACGCTGGTGACGGATTCCACAACGTCTACGTCAGGATCAATCATTACTGATGGCGGCCTTGGAATTGCTAAAGCAGCCAACATTGGGACTACGTTGGGCGTCACGGGTGCTATCACAGGCTCTAGCACTATCACGGGAACTAAGCTAATCCCTACGGGTACAAGCGCAACAGGCAATGGAATGTATCTGCCTGCTACAAATACGCTTGGGTTTTCTACTAACGGCACACTTGCAGCGGTTATTGACGCAAATCAAAACGTGGGTGTGGGTGTTACTCCTAGTGCTTGGGGGACATATAAAGCTGTTCAGGTTGTTGGAGGAAGTCTTGCAAGTTATGCTGCAAATGATTTAGATTTGGCTTCAAACTGTTACTGGAACGGCACAAATTACATTTATTTGTATAACCAAGCCGCAACGCACTATCGACAAGTAACTGGGGCGCATCAATGGTACAACGCAGCATCAGGCACAGCAGGTAACGCCATCACCTTCACCCAAGCAATGACGTTGGATGCCAGTGGAAACTTGCTGGTAGGGACTACGACAGGGGCATCATCAACATCAGCATTAATGCAACTTAAAAAGGGTGGCGTTCAATGGGATACCGGCCCTAATGGTAGTAATGGTAGTTTTAATGTATTAAAAGATGGAACAACAGGTGTTTATTTAACAAGCGGTGCTACGTCTTGGTCTGGTCTTTCTGATGAAACAATGAAAGATATTATTGAGCCGATTGAAAACGCATCACAAAAAATATCGACACTTAGAACTGTAATTGGCAAATACAAAACAGATGAAGAAGGAACACGCAGGGCTTTCTTAATTGCACAAGATGTTAAAGAAGTTTTGCCAGAAGCAGTTAATGAAAACGAAAATGGAAAACTGGGCTTGCAATACACAGATGTAATGCCCTTGTTGGTTGCCGCAATTAAAGAACAACAAGCCCTAATAACCCAACTGCAAGCTGATGTAGCTGCACTCAAGGGCTAATCATGTCAACCCCTGAAATTGATTTAGTCAAATACGGTGTCCTTTGGCAAAAAGTTGAATCAATGGAAGCCAAGATTGACAAGATGGAAACTCAGCTTGAAACCCTGATTGCCTTAGCTAACAAAGGTCGTGGCGGTTTCTGGATGGGCATGTTGTTTGTCTCTGCCGTATCTTCTGCTGCCGGATGGCTAACGCATTGGTTTAACAGAGGTTAGCCATTGACCCTTTTAGCCTACTTCTTCTTGCTCAAAGCGCGGTTAGTGCTATCCGATCTGGGTGCGAGATGCTCAGAGAGGGCCAAGTCGCTGTCGATGAGTTCCGTGAGCAAGCTGAATCCCTTGTTGGACAAGCCCAAGAAGCCTACAACACGCTCAATGCGCTATGGGTTTGGGTTACGGGTTTATTTGGTGAAAAGAAAAAGCAAGAGACTGTTTCAGCGCCTGTTAAAACAAAAGCCAAACGCGCAGCAGACCCAGAGCCTGAAATCCTCCAGATGCAGGTCGTGCATAAGGTCAGCACTCAATTGGGTGAATTCTTTGACATTCAGCAAAAGATTACAGGCCACTACCAAGATTTGGAACTTGCTTCGATCACCGTTTACAGCCCTGACCAAAACAACGCAAAGAAAGCAATTGAGCGCGTAGAGGTTGAGCTTCAGATGGAGTATTTGGGGGAGCAGATCAGGGAAGCAATGGTTTATGCCCCAAGAGAGTTGAAAGACTTATACACACGATTTTTGCGGATGTATGGCAAGATTGAACAGGAACAGGAGTTTGCTAGGCAACAACTGATAATGCAAGCCAGGTACAAGAGGGCACAGGAATGGCGACATCAAAACCTCAAAATAGACCTGGCAATGTGGGGTCTGGGTCTGGCAATCGTGTGGCTGGTGGTGGTGTGGATGATGATTCAGATAGCGTTGCTCAGTGGGCAATCGTTGGAATGGTTTTCTTTGGAATCGTTTGTTTCATTTGTCTCCCAGTTGCGGCAATGATTTTGATTGAAGCCAAGAAGATAAACGCAACCGCACAGGCGGCATTGGTGGAAACGAAAAAGCTGCAACAACAGCTAAAACCTAAAAAGGAAGTGACTGATGAATGACCTATTCAATTTACTTAAGGGTATCGCGCCGACATTGGCGACAGCGGTTGCAGGGCCATTGGGTGGTGCTGCCGTTAGTGCTTTGGCTGCTAAGTTTGGCGTTTCTGACAGCGTTGAAAGCGTGGCAAAAGCTATCACTGGTGACCCTGCGGCTGCGTCAAAACTTCAGGAGCTAGAGCTTGAGTACGCCAAGCTGGACATGGCAAACACGGCAGATGCTCGAAACATGAACAGCAAAATCCAAGAATCAGTTAATGCGGCTTGGTTGGCTAAAAACGCTGCTTACATCCTAGACTTTGCAATTGTCAGCGCAACTATCATCATGACTTGGATTGTGTTTTTTAAGGGCGTTCCAACTGAAAATAAAGAAATTGCTTACATGGCTATTGGTTCGCTGATTACTATGTGCGGGACTGTTTTAAATTTCCATCGTGGCTCCTCAGCGGGGAGCAAATCTAAAACTGAAGAAATGATGAAGGTGATGAAATGAACGTAAAAGACGCTTGCGTGGTTACCGCCACAATTTCATTGGTCGCTGTGGTGGCCGGCATGATGATCATGTTTGTGATTGCTATCGTTGACCCAACGGTTGATGATGGCCTTGTGTTTGCCATCGTTGGCCCTGCCTTTCAGACCATCGTAGGCGGGTTTATTGGCTTGATTACTGGCATCAAAGTTGGTGAGGGGATGGACAAATGACGCAATTATCAGAACACTTTACTCTTGAAGAACTGACCCACACAGATCATCGTGAGTTGGACAATACGCCAACAGAGCATGAAAAATGTATTGTTGATGGCAAAGAGGAAATCATTAACGCTGTGGCTAACTTGCCTCGATTGGCTGCTTTTCTTGAAGAAGTCAAAAAGGTATTAGGCGGTAAGCCCATCATGGTAAACAGCGCATTTCGATCTGAAGCCGTGAATGGTGCTGTTGGTTCTAAAAACACAAGTGATCATCGGCGCGGTTGTGCTGCTGACATTCGTGTGCCAGGCATGACGCCAGATGAGGTAACCAAAGCAATCATTTCCAGCGATTTACCTTTTCAACAAGTTATTAGAGAGTTTTCAGACCCTGTTAAAGGTGGTGGCTGGACTCATGTTGCAATGGTCACCCATGCTGGTGATACGCCTAAAAAATCAAAGTTAATCATTGATAAATTAGGCACAAGACCTTACGCTTAAATTGTGCAAGTAGGATGCAAATTTCTTTTTGCATTTAAATAGGCTTGGTGTGCATCATTTGGCGTTTTGAAGCTGCCAAGCCATTTTCTTTTACCATCAACACAAATTCTGCTAAACCAATTTTTGTGTCTTTTACTGTAAAAAGCCCCAAGCAATTGAGATTTGCTTGATGTAAACGCTTTTCTCATATTTTGTTGATTTTCACTTTTATTTACTGCACGTAAATTTTCAATTCTGTTGTCATCTTTTATGCCATTTATGTGATCAACATTGATAGGTAAATAACCAAAAAAGTAAAGAAAAACTATTCTGTGAACTAAATAACCTTTTCCATCAATCATGCAAGATACATAACCATTTTTTGTTTTAGACCCAATTGGTTTATTTTTTGGCGCTCCACGGCGTTTTACATTCCAATACAAAAATCCATTTTTATATTCAAAAAGTTCTTTAATATAGTCTTGTGTAAGCATAGTTCACCTCATCAGAGTGTCATCGTTGAAAGCGTGGCAGGCGGTGATGAATCGCTTTTCGGGGTCGACTTCCTAGCCACGTTTAAATTTTAACGCTTAATCGTCAAGCGCAACCATCATCATCAGAACGATTAGGAACACGGCGGCAAACAAAAAGCCGCCAGCTATAAGAACAACAATGATGATTTCTAGGTTATCCATTGGGTTTCTCCTTTGGTTTCTTGCGTTTGCGCCATAGTGAGTCTTTCATGTGTTTTTCTCCTCGGCATAGCCGTTCTTTTGCTTGAGTTTGGCTTCGATGGCTTTGGCAAAAAGCAACATCCATGTTTTATCGCTCATGCAACCAATTGATAAAATTTCCTCATCCGTCAGCCCAACCCATGTGCGTTGTTGTTGCAGTTGAATTGCCAAAGTTTTGTAGTCAGGCTCACTCAGTTGCTCGCTATCGCTGCGCTGCTCTTGCTTGGCTAGTGCTTCTTCTAGGGCTTTGATGGCTGTTTGATGCGCCACTTCCAATGCAACAAGACCTTGAACTCGTGCAAGCCTTGATGGGTAATTTCCGTACAAAGACTCAGCTTCTCTGGCTTCGTTTGAAACCAAGTCAACAGAGTTTTTCAACGCCTCAAGCGCCTGTTTCATTGCTTCTTTCATATCAAATCCTCCTGTACGGGCACAAACGTCCATTCACGTTCTTTACGTCTGCTGTCTGACAAAACCTCATTGCCTGTTAGCTCAATAAAACCCTCGGTCTGGAGCTTCTTTAGGCGTCTGGCTACCTGGTTACCAGTAAGCCCCGAATGTCGTGCTATGCCGTCTTTACCCAAAGGCCCAAACCTCCTAAGACAAGCAATAATGACTTCTTCGTGTTCTTTCATCAAGTCGGGAGTCTGGATAGCAGCTTTAAAGCTGGTAATCGGGTCTTTGGCGCGTGATAAAAAGCTAAACATGGCTACTCCTTAAAAGGGTACATCGTCATCAGGGAACTGATCAGCGCGGTCTTTAGGCGCTTGAGTCACAGGTTTTTCGTCTGGTGGATATAAATTAGCCCAACCCGTCCAACCGCCATCAATAAGAGGTATGCAATCCATTTTTAACTGATAACCTTTTTTTGTTTCCAACACTCGACCAATTGTTTTCCAAACTGCTACATCTTTGCCATCTTTTTGATATGAGCCTGCTTTAATTACCACTTCATAAATTGTTGCCATTTTTCACTTTCATTAGTTGTTTAATCTTGTCATCAAGCTCTTTGAGAAAGCCGATAACTTCTTTTTCTAGCATTGCGCCAAAAACTGGGTCGTATTCCACACGCTTAATAAACAATTGCAGCTCTGCTGGTAAACGCGGGTCGTAGCTCACAAAGTCTGTCCAATGTCTGCCTGTGCAAATCATTTGCCATTGCATCTGGGTGTTGTACTTGCTTGGGACTGTTTGGCTCAACAAGGTGTCAATGTGTGTCGCAGTATTGGGGCACTTGATCTCAATCAATCCTAAATCGCCAACAAAGCCATCAGGCGAAGCGCCAGCATCTTCAATCGTTTGGTGGTTAACAAACCCCACCTCTGTCACAATTTCAAACCTAGCAGCCATGTACGCTTCTCTTGCCTTGGGTTCTGTATCTGTACCCCATTGCATAGCAGCATTGCTGAAGCTCTCACCTTTTTGGCCTGTCAAGCGTTCGCAGACAAGCTGCGCCATGTAGTTGTCGCGGCTGGTGCTGTAACCCGTTTTTGTCTTGGCAATAACGTCAGCTACACGGGATGCCGTTACTTTGCCAAGCCTGGCGGCAAACCATTCGTCTGTGCCTTGGATAATTTCAGTCATTGGTAATCTCCACTTCTACGTTTGTCATGTGTTCAATTAAAATATTAAGGTTTGCAATCGGCCCGTAAGTCTTGTCAATTACGGGTTTTAGTCTGTCGTACAAACCGCCAGCAATGTGGATTTCCGCAATGGACAGATCGTGCAACGCTTGTTTTGTAGCGACAAGCGCATCACGAATTTCAATCAAGTTTGAGAGTTTCATCATGCCTCCGACAATGCTGTAATAACCTGGGCGTCTTGCTCTGGCGTCAAAGCAAAAGTCTCACGCAGTTTGATTGTTGTGTATTTGCCTTCTTTGATGCGCTGGATTGCATCTGCTAGGCGTTTAGCGTCTAGCGTAGATTTCTGAGGCTTGCGGCTGGCTGCGTTGCCATCATCATCTTCTGGTGCAATACCGCAAGCTGCCATCAAGCTGTATCGGCGGGCATAGGTCAAGGCAGACCCAAACCCTTGGGCGTCTTGCTTAGTTGCAGGGACAAAGAGTTTGCCGCAGTTAAGCATTTCGCCAGATTCATGAATGAATACAGTTTCCACAGTCACGCCATGTTCTGCTTCGTGGAGTTGCTGAACAAGAGCTATGCCGTTGTCGTTTAAACCGCCCATAACAGCTTCAACGCAAGCGGACAGGTCTGCATAGCGGGACTTGAAATGAGGGTTTGTAGAGGTCTTTAGAGCTGGTTGAAATTGACGCTGTGCTTTAACCAATGCTGTAAAAATGTTTTTCATAGTCCCGTCCAAATTAAGATAAATACAATAAAACAGGCAATGACGCCCAAGGCATAGATGATTTGTTCAAAGTCTTTCATGCTTGCTCCAATTTCATGTCGATGTAGTCTTCCTCGCGGCGCTTGCGCATGTAAAAAGCATATTCACGCTCAAGCGATTGAATAACGCTGTCTGCAAGGATGTTAAGGATTTGGCCTCCGTTAACGTACACATACCAAAGGGACATGGTGTAGTCGTCAAAGTAGCAGATCAGCTCGGCGTCAATGTCGTCACGGGTGTCTGCTACGTATTCGGAAAGGTCTGGGTGGTTCATAAAGGCTCCTAAGTTACCGCTTGCGTTGCGCTACGGGATGTGTGTATCTTAATCTAGATTTAGTGCAGGTCAACAACTATTTTGTAAGGACAAACCCTAACGTGGCTTAATTGCAACAAGTTATCTTATATAATCCAGCATATGACAAAAGAACAAGCAATCAAACTAGCTGGCTCACAGGTTGAGCTTGCACTTATGCTAGGCATCAGCCAGGCTGCTGTTTCGCAATGGGGAGATAAAGTTCCTGAGATGCGTGTCTGGCAATTAAAAGTCTTGAAACCAGAATGGTTTAAGCTATAATCCTTTTAAGCTGGCTAGGGTAGCTCCCGAAAAGACGATTCGTTACCGTCCTGCCAATATGCTTATGTAACGACAACCGATAACGTAAGGTTCAGCATGGCGACTCTATCGCTCAAAAAAGCCAAAGTCATTGGCGAAACTCCCCTTGAAAATTTGTCATCTAAGTTTGTCGTTATGCGGCAATCTAGATCGTTCAAATCTTTTCGATTTACAACATTTCACGATTCATTTGACCTTGCCATGCGCGAGGCAAATCGCCTTACCAAAGCCAATCAAACAGAGCGTTATCTTGTGCTTCAAGTACAAGGTTGGGCTGATTGGGAGGCGTAATGCACTACTACAAAAGAAACCTTGGCGACTATGCAAAAAAAGCTGGTCGGTTGACTATGCTTCAACACGGAGCGTACACGCTTCTTATAGATTCGTGCTATGACCGTGAAGTTTTCCCAACTTTAGAACAAGCGATTGAATGGACGTGGGCATCAACAGAAGCTGAAGTTGAAGCTGTCAAATTTGTGCTTTGTCGCTTTTTTGTTCTTGATAAAGATGGCCAATACGTGCAAGACAGAATTCTTGAGGAATTGTTGAACTATCACAAAAATGCTGAGACAAACAAACGAATCGCTGATGAAAGAGAAGCGAAGCGTAAAGAAAAGAACACGAACCGTGAACAGATCGTAGACGAACCGCCACCTAACCATAAACCAATAACCATTAACCATAAACCAGATATATCTATATGCCCACCTGACGGTGAGCCTGAAAGCAAAATTCCGTTTTGCAATCACCAAGAAGTCATTGAGCTGTACCACAAGCACCTGCCAACACTCCGCAGGGTGGAGGTTTGGAACGAAACCAGAAAAGGCTACTTACGGCAGAGATGGCGGGAAGTGGCAGACGAGCTGATGAAAACCAAGGCTATAGATTCTTCTGACGTTCTTGGCTGGTTTGGTGAATTCTTTGAACACATTGGTTCATCTAAGTTTTTGACAGGCAGGGTCAACGACAAGTCTGGGAGATCATTTGCTGCTGATCTAGAGTGGATTCTGAAACCAAGCAACTTTGCAAAAATCGTGGAGGGAAAATATCATGGCGCTAACTAACTTCAAAAACAATGCTTCTCAGGATTCTGGCTTTGATGAAATGCAACGCCTGATGTGTTCTGTGCCTAGTTGCCTAAACCGCTGGACAGTCCAGATTGATCGACCAATGTGCAGCTTTCACCAATGGGGCACAAGCGCAAAGCCAAAAACCCAAATTCACAAGGTTTTAAAGACGCCACCCGTCCAGCATTGGAGCGAAAAGAAAGATGATGAGGGCACGTTTTGAACTACTTTGAAGCCCACAACCGTCTTGATGAAGTGCGCGAAGGTGCAAACTATCATCTGAACCAGATCAACCAAGCTCTTTTTTTAACAGGTGACCTTGATGGATTTCAGCCGAGCTTACGACAGACAAGTGGAACATCTAGCTCAGATGGTGCTTCAAGCAGGATGGGTTCCTTATGCAAAACAGAGAGCCAAAGAACTTGAGGAAGATGAATCAGGTCTTTGGGTTGGAATTACTGAAAAAATCCGTGAACGGGTAAAGGAGTTATCGTGAGCAAAGAAGAACTAATCGCCTTGCTTAGAAGCGTAGGCGTAAACGAAAACACAATTCAAGCAATGTCAAACGCATTTGATATGGGCGTTGAATGGCAGAAAGCACAAGATGCGACACGCAGCGAGGGTTGACGAAAACCAAAAAGCAATAGTCCAGGCATTGCGGGATGCTGGCGCTTATGTTTGGATAATTGGCTTACCTGTTGACCTTTTAGTGGGTTACAAAGGCCACACGTTTCTAATTGAGGTTAAAAGCACCTCTAAAAAGCGTTTAACGGGCCTACAAGCCGATTTTTTTGAAAGTTGGTGCGGAGGTACGTTGTCAAGGATTGACAGCCCTGAAGCGGCTTTAAGAATGTTGGGGGCAGTTGGTGAAATACGACCTTGACAATGAACAGCAGGCTTTGGCGTTGATGCGTAATCTTTGGCCCAAAATCAAAGAAACGCTAAACGCTGGCAGACAGCTTACGCTAGAGATCAATCCTGCCTCCAAAAGCAGATCTCAAGAGGAAAAGTATCACGCAATTATTGGCGACATTGCCAAACAAGCGCAGCACATGGGTGCTAAGTGGTCAGCAGAAGATTGGAAAAGGCTTTTAGTTCAGGAATATTGCAAAGAAAAAGGATTGACCGCGGGAAAAGTCATTCCTAACCTTTCTGGTGATGGAATTGTCCAATTAGGGATGCAGACCCGAAAATTTACAAAAGAACAGGCCAGCGAGTTTGTTGAATTCTTACTGGCTTGGGCTGCTGAAAATGGAGTAACAATCAATGAAATGTCCTAAATGTGCGGCTGCAACAGACGTAAAACACACAAAAGACGGGGTAAGGACAAGAGAATGCTTTAACGAACACATTTTCAAAACGCAAGAAATCGTGATAACAGAACCAAAGTTAAAGCGAGATTGGAAAAAAAGCCGTGATACCAAAATTTAACTATTTCAGGAGCAAAAAACACCTGATGAACGTGGCAGACCTGCCTTGCCAGAATTGCTACATTGAAGGCCAGACCCAGGCGGCACACTCAAACTGGGCTGAACACGGCAAAGGACGGGGAATTAAGGCTAGCGACGAATACACCGCGGCACTTTGCCAAACTTGCCATACAGAGCTGGACAGCGGAACTAGGCTAAACAAAGAACAAAGACGCGACCTGTGGCAAATGGCTTACCAAAAAACAATAAACAAATTAATCGAAAAAAACCTTTGGCCTGTTGACATTGTTAAACCAAACCTTAAAATCTAGGACGTTGGACGTCAAGCCAGCATTCGAGGATGTCTCAGTAGGGATTTTCTGGCTTTCTCCCCTACCTAGTTAAGACCAAATCGAGTCCAACACGCATGACCTTTCGGGCAATGTCGCCTAAGTACCAATGAGAGGTCAGCCGTGTTGGTAGCAGTTGCCGACCCTTTGGGGCTTCGTGCCCCGCCTTTTTTAAGGACACTATGGCTTACGAAAAAGACCCAAATCAAAAAGATGTAGCAGACTTCATCAGCACGCTGCTTCATTCGGGGACAGTCACCCACTTTATGCACTTATCAACCGATTCGTTTGCGGTTCACATGGCATTAGGTGCTTACTACCCTGAGATTATTGAATTGACCGATTCGTTTGCAGAGGCATATTCTGGTTGCTACGAAAAGATTAAAAACTTTCCAGAGAATTTCCACAATGCCAAAGACCCAATCCGCTACATGGAAAGCATTTCAGAATACGTGGCAAAGAATCGTAAAGCTATGCCAGATGAAACTCAGCTTCAAAACATCATTGACGAAATAGCAGGGCTGATTGATTCCACCCTTTATAAGCTGACGCTGAAATGATCACGGTATTTGCAGGATACGACCCAAGGGAAGCCGTGGGATACTCTGTTTTTTGTCAAAGCCTGATTGAGCATACGTCACAGCCCGTGGCCATTATTCCTACTTTTGGAAAACAACGGGACGGTACAAACGTTTTTATCTATCAACGATTCTTAGTGCCGTACTTAATGGGGTTTAAGGGCCATGCGATATTTATGGATGCGTCAGATATGCTGATGATGTGCAACATTGATGAACTGGATAGGCTGTTTGACCCGTCTAAGGCTGTCCAAGTTGTGAAACATGAGTACAAGACCAAGCACAAAAAGAAGTACATCAACACGGCAATGGAATCCAAAAATGAGGACTACCCCAGAAAAAACTGGTCAAGCCTAATTATTTGGAACTGTGAACATCCTGCAAATAAGCTGTTGACACCTGATTACGTGGACGAACACACGGGGTCGGAACTTCACAGGTTTGAATGGTTAAAGGACGAGCAGATTGGTGAATTGCCCAAGGAATACAACTTTTTGGTTGGTGAGCAGGACATGGCATTTGCTAAGATCGCCCACTACACCCTTGGAATCCCAGAATTCCCGTATTATTCAGGCTGCGACTATTCAAAACAATGGTTTAACACCAAGTCTAGAATGCTTAACGGACTGATCAACATGAAGGAAAGTCATGCCTAGTCACAGCGCAAAACAAGCCAGATTCATGCAGGCCGCAGCTCACAACCCTGAGTTTGCCAAGAAAGCCGACATTCCTGTTAAGGTAGCGCAAGAATTTGCCAAAGCCGACAAAAAAGAGGAAATGGCTAAAGCATTGGTGCGTCAGTATGGCTGATTACCGCGCACTAGCCCAAGCACTTGACCCATTTGCGGTCGATTCAGGTGCAATTACGCCTGACAGCTTTAAGGCATTGCAAAACATCAGATCACCTAACCTGTTGGGAATGATTAGCGAGATTGGCCGTGGTGGATTGAGTAATTTGGAATCTTTGGTCAGGGGCGGGGTGGCGCAGTTTGCTGGAACGCCCGTAGACACGCTAAACACGATCAGAACGCCCTATCCTATGGAAGTAATGGGGGATGTAAATTATGCCCCTGATAAGCAGGTTTATGGCGGCACAAAAGACATTTTGGGAATGTTGCCCAAACGAGTAACCCAAGCCAGACCCGAAACTGCGGGAATGGAAGAACTTGGGACGATCATGGGGCCAGGTCTTGCCAAAGCCGCAGCGCCAGCTGCCAAAGGCTATCTCAGTTTGTTGGGCAACGAAATCAACGCAGGGCTTACGGGTCAACCGACCAGATCGGTGGTGGGGCAGATGACACCCAAGCCATTGCAAATATTTATTGGTGAAAATTCAAAAAGCTGGAACAAAGAAGCCGCCAAGACTGCAATTGAGATGGAAAAAGCAGGTGCAAAGCCCGAGGATATTTGGTCAGCCACAGGAACATTTAGAGGCGCAGAGGGTAAGTTACGCCAAGAGATAAGCGATGTTTCTGCTCAATTGTTGAATAAACAAAAGAATTTTGAAGGTAAGTTACATGAAACTTTATCTCACCCAGAATTGTATAAAAATTACCCTGCTTTGCAGTATTACGACACAGACATAACAAGTGAAATAGCATTACCAGAACACATGAAAAAAACCTTGATTGGTCGTGGCGGTGGCTCATTTACGGAAAAAGATTTTGTAAGTGGCGAACCTAAAATTACTGCTAAAGCATATTCAGAAGAAGACAAAAAGGCTTTACTACACGAATTACAACACGCTGTGCAAGCAAAAGAAGGTTTTGCTCGTGGTGGCAGTCCTGGTTCTGGCAATGATGCGCCTTTTGTGTATGGAGTGGGTGAAGCCTCTCAAAAATTAAAACAAATTGAATCATTACTTGAAAAAACACCATACAACTCGCCAGAATTTGACAATCTTATTAACCAACAAGCCAACTTGACCAAACAAGCTGAAGCAGAAGCCGCTTATGAAGGATATAGACGTTTGGCAGGGGAAGTAGAAGCAAGGGCAACAGAAGCACGAATGAATTTAACTGATAAAGAAAGACGCGCTAAGTTTCCTTATGAGTCTTATGACGTACCTAAAAGTAATCTAATTGTAAGAAAACCCTAACATGGAAACTAAAGTAGTTAAATCTAGAAAGAAGGCTGGTGGTAGGGTGGCAGGAACGCCCAACAAGACCACACAACAGGCAAGGGAGGCCATTGCTTTGTTTGTTGATGGTAATGCACACAGATTGGCAGAGTGGCTGGATGAGGTCGCTAATGGCATTCCAGAGGCTGACATAAAACCCAACCCTGCCAAGGCATTTGAGCTGTTTCAAAGCGTAGTTGAGTATCACGTACCCAAGTTAGCCAGGACTGAGATCACGGGAGCCGATGAAGGCCCAATAGAAATGGTAGTGACATGGGCAAGCGCGAAATAATCCTGCCCTATGCACCAAGAAAGGTTTTCATGCCTTTCCACAACAGGACAGAGCGTTGGTCTTGTTTGGTAGCACACCGAAGGGCTGGAAAGACTGTAGCGGCCATTAACGACTTGATTAAACGGGCAATTACTGAGGGCAACAGAATGGCCCAGTATGCTTACATTGCCCCATTCAGAAGCCAAGCCAAACGGGTTGCATGGGATTATTTGAAGTATTACGCTGCGCCGATCACCAAAGCAACCAATGAAGCCGATTTGAGCGTTGAGCTGGTCAACGGGGCCAAAATCATGCTGTTTGGGTCGGATAACGCTGACGCCATGCGGGGACTGGGTTTTAACGGGGTATACCTTGATGAATACGGAGACTTCAAACCAAGCGTTTGGGGCAACGTCATTCGCCCAACATTGTCAGACCGATTGGGTTGGGCTGTCTTTGGGGGTACGCCCAAGGGAAAGAATCAGTTTCACGACATTTACAGGGTGAGCCAGGCTACGCCAGATTGGTTCCTGTTAAGGCTTCCGGCAAGTGTCTCTAAACTCCTGCCAGACATAGAGCTTCAAGCAGCCCGAGACCAGCTCAGTCAAGACCAGTACGACCAAGAATATGAATGCAGCTTTGATGCGGCTATTTTGGGGGCGTTTTATGGCCAAGAGATGCGCCAGGCTCAAGACGAGGGGCGAATCCAAGACCTGAAGTTTGACCCTGATGCGCCAGTATTCACGGCTTGGGACTTGGGTTATCGGGACGATACGGCAATCTGGTGGTATCAGATTGTGCGCGGCGAGATTCACGTAATGGACTATTACGCAGT